TGCAGCCCTGTTGGTTGCACGCCTCGTGTCGAACTCCGTTCGACGTCCACCTGTCATGTTAGTTTAATACACTAATGTGATATGTATTGTATGTTCCTGACTAGAAACTTCGAGGTCACCCCTGCTAGCATAGTGGGATTCAAGTATGGCCAAGTTGGCCAAATGAACCCCATCGCTGGTGAGGGTGCCCGAGATGTTCGGCAAGCCACGGCTCTACTTCCGTCCTTTTCAAAGGGGACGGAGACAAAGTCGCTTGATGCCGGACCGCGCAATCAGCCGAAACCGTTCACCCATTACAGAATGGGCGCGACTAATCTGATGGCGAGTGGAATCACAGTTCGTGGGGCAGACTTTAAAGGTCTGCTCGTAACGCCCTATGATTACACATGGTGGTACACAGGTAGTGCACCATCTGGGTCTGCTTGGTCAGGATACTTCGGTCCACCGGACTCCCCTTTATTGGGGTTACCGGCGATGTTCTGGTTCGACAGTGAGGGGGAACCTAGTGTTCCACCTCCTGATGGCCTGAATGATCTTCTGGCATTCGCTTTCGAGCGAATGATGCCGGAAATCAAGCCAAACCTGAGCCTTATCAACTCTATCGTAGAGTTGAAGGACTTCAAGTCGTTTGGTTCAACGCTCGACAATATAGGTTCGCTCATTGACAAAACCAAGAGGATAACCCGTTATGGGAAATCATTGGCTAGTATGATGAGCAAGCACAGTTGTCGCAGCTTAGCATCGGAGTCGGGTGATATTTACTTACAATATAAGTTTAATATCGCCCCACTGTTAAGTGACATAAAGGGAATCTTTGATTCCTTTAAGGCGTATCAACGCCAAGCTATACAGCTCGTCAATAGGAGCGGATCGCGTAGAGTAAAGCATTTTGTAAAAATGATCGACTCTACACAACCCTGCGAGCCGGAGTTCGGACCTTGGGTCGCCTTCGACTACCCTTTCCAGAATGGAATTGGTAGCCGTACGGAGACCGTTTGGGCCCGACCCCGCCGCACTGTTGTTCTACCTCCCGCTAAGTTCCATGTGGAAATCGAGTACTCATATGTGTACTCGGCTTGGCAGAAGCAGCATGCTGCTCTGTTCACTGCACTCGATGATTTGGGAATTAACTTTAATCCTCAGATCCTCTGGAATGCATATCCATGGTCGTTTGTCGTTGATTGGGTCGTTGGCGTAGGCCATCTACTCGGTCAGATGCGGACGTCCAACATGGACCCGACGGTAACAATACATAGTGCGCTGTGGTCTATCCTGCGGTCGAGGCGCATAACTTGCGCTATCGATACCAAATCAGGAGACACAGCCGTTCCAACATCCTTTGTATTAGAGACTGCTTATCGCAGATCTCTAATCCCTAGGACAGTATACTCAGTTCAACTGAGCGGACTAGATCTCACTGAGACTAGCCTGGCCGCGGCCCTGGTATCAACCAGAAGGCCTCGGTGTAAGTAACCACGGTTCAAGAACTAAAGTATGCTTAGTAATACACTAAACACAAATGAGATCAGAAACAGTGCGGGGACGGAAGTTGAATTCCAGTCCCTCATCATCGACGGCCGGACGCGCACGTTTGCTCAGATATCTGAGACTCCTGCGCTCCCTCATCGGCTCACTATTTCGCATAGTGAGTCTGGTAAGGGTATCAAGGCTGTACGCCGCTCCATGGTCCGCTTTGACAAAAGTGTCATTAGCGGTGTGGACGCGACTACAGTCGTGACTCCGTACGCTTATATCGTGCTTGGTGCCCCAATCGGGGCCATCACGACGTATGCGGAAGTTACCAACGTACTGGCCGAACTGCTGAGTTTTGTATCCACCCAAGGTGGATCTACTCTGCTGTACGACGGTACTGGTAACGGCGCCGCTGCCCTGCTTACGGGTGGTCTGTGACCATCCGTTCGCTACGTGGAAGTCCACGTAATGGGCTGTTACTATGCAAATTCGCCCTTATCGGGGCAATTTGTGTTCTACACTCAGGATGTCAAACTCCAGTCGAGAAATCGACTGGAACGACATCCTTTGGCCTATCCGTTGCAGCCGAACCTATCCACTCGTCTCTTAGCGTAAGCTTCGATTCGATGTATAGATTCATTACTAGCGAGCTGGGGATGCCGATAAGCACCCCATTAGTTACCAACCTGGAGTCGACCCTCACGGGCGTCTCCCAGGCTACTAACCAAATAGCTCCTTAGTATACAGACATGCCGTAGTACGGTCTGGCCTCGTCCGTTATATCCACAATCGAACAGTCCTCTAGGACTGTGAGAACGCGGAAGTTGGACGTGGTTGGACCGTCTTGACATAGCTGATAGAACTGCTCCTGATTGCACAGACCAAAGTCGGTCGGGACTAGGATAACTTTGCCCTTGAGAGGAAGGAAGACGTTCTCATATTTGAGAAGTTTTACCTTCGTCCTTTGACATAGTGTCCTGTTCCTGACCGGCCCTTCGTTTAACTGTGCCTGTTGTGATAACTGTTTTGTTGTCATGACTGTGGTGTACGTGTAGCTGATCACCGGGATCGTTTAGTGTCTGCATACCTAACATAGGAGACCTTATGGCCCCTAATAATAGGTTAGATGAAAATGAACTCATCAACAGACTCCTAAACGACATTCAAGTGAAGTCGCATGGAGTTTTTAACACCCGTGCTTGCAAACTGACCCAGCAAAAGGTCAGCAAGCGAGTACGGCTTGAAGGATTGGGTTTTCTGACGAAAACCCTACCACGGTTAGGTAAGGCGCTTGATCGCGCTTTGTCTTCCGATACGAAGCTGACTGTTTCTTCTTTAGGATTCAAAACCCTTAAGAATAGTGAACTTCCCCAGTTTATGGGAGAGTTCTTCAGTCGTATCTTCAGCCCTTCCGGCATGGTCCTTCAGGACCCATGTGCAGATAGCATCATAGCAATACGGCAAGTTTGTTTTGTTTGGTACAAATACGAACTGCCCTATTCAGCATCACAAGAACAACAGGTGGTAACTAAGTTTATACAAACTGAAGCCCACCTGACTGAACTGCACGCTGATTTTACCAAGGTGAGTACCGAGGTATTATCTGCTGTGTCAACTAGAAAACGCGTCCGCCGTGCTAGCACGGATCGCGTTTCCGTAGTCCGCAAAGCCTCTATTCTACTCTCACGAGTGTTTAAAGGTTTTGACTTCACCGACATTGTCCCTCGACACGGACCGGGAGCCGTTGCTACCAAGCAACGCTTCTCCGAGAAGTTCCGTTGGACTAATGTTTCAAGTCGCATTCGCACAATATACCCCTTGGACGCATACTTTTATGCGTCGCTCGGGCATGTTTGTGACGATGTCAGTAATCTGAACAAGATATCTGACAAAAGTCTTCCAGCACGAGTTGTTCTCGTGCCGAAAGATTCACGCGGTCCTCGCCTTATATCATGTGAACCAGTGGATAACCAATGGATTCAGCAAGGCATAATGGCTCGGCTAGTTCAGCACATCGAACAGTTGCCTCTTACGAGGTACAAC